TAATATCTACCGAACCAAAATCAATGCTTATGTCGCCATCAAACTGGTTGGTAACGGTGATTTCTTTTGCCGATTCACTCAAAGGGCCAATGTACCCGGTAGCACTAACAGCCATATCGTCAAAGTCTACATACTCACAGCCACCGTTATTGGGATCCAACTGGTTTGAGCCTATAAGAAAATTAATCCACCCTGCTGAAGTGCCAAAATCTACATCTGTTTTACTTATTATTAAATTCTCATCTATCCACATTTCACCAACGCCATCAGTTCCATCGGTATCCATTTTCAAATGAATTTCATAGCAATGCCACAGTCCATCTGAAGTTGCACCACCCATTATTGTAGTCCAACCACAGTTTGAACACGTACAATAGTGAGTTGTTCCACCAGACGATTTCGCTTGTGACCCTAAACTAAACCCATCAAGCCCGACCCACTCTGGGATATGGTATGAGTTAGCAGTATGTAGATAAAGGAGTTTATCATAAACTAAAGAACTCCAAGCAAACCCGGATTGATATCGCATGTACCAGCGTATCCAAATTTCTGATTGTGCTGAATTAAAAACTAAGTATGTTCCACCGCTATTATTATTGTTGCCGTCACCTTCCCAATGTCTCTGGCCTTTCCCCCCCTCTCCAGCAGCCATATTAGCATCTGATATTATTTGCTCATACTCTCCACCGCTACAAGTCCAGTTACCACCTTTAGAAAGTCCATCACAACTTAATGTGGCACTATATGATAGCCAATCAGCACAATCATATGTGGTTGACCAGGGAAGATCAACTGCTGCAAACACTGGATAAGAACTAACAAAAGCAAGAATTAATACAGATAATAAGGATATTTTTTTCACATTTAATCCCTCGTATATTTATCACACGTTGTAATTTTGATATTGTCTATGTAATATTCACCATCAGCAGAACCATTGCTCTCGCCGATTTTGATTGATGTTGGTGGAGTTCCGGACATTATCGGCAAATCATCATCATTTTCATCTGAACCCTCATCAGGAATATTAAGGTAATGATCGTTGCCGGTTACCCCTGTTAATCCTTGGTATTCTATCGATAGCCAAGTTCCGGTGCTTAAACTGTCTACAAAAACTCCATCATTAGTACCTTGCGCTTTACGGTAGAATTTTATACCGGCATTAGTAGAATCAAGAGAGATATAAAATTTGTCATTCACGCCACCGACATTATACATCAAATATGTAGTCCCCCCTACTGGCATAGAAACTATATATAGATCAAAAGTAATTTTAAAATCATCAGGATCGAGAAGGTCAGAAGTATCTATTGCAAACTCGTAATATTCATCTTGCGTATTAATATGTACGGAATTAGTACCGTCTGATTTTTGGGTATTGCTTATGGCCGGTGAACCCGTTGCTGCGGCGGTTGTGTCCCCAGCCGAACATCCGGCAGGAGTGCCAAGTGTTATATCAACATTCTCACAATGCCACTCAAACAGATTATCACAGCCACCAGCAGCAGAAGTTCCCCCTCCGCTGCCAATAATAGCTACACCCCAGGCATAAGCTAAAGCAGGGATAAGAAGCAAAAGTAAAAGTAAGGATAGTTTTTTTCTCATATTATGCTCCTGGCACCCATGTTCCACTATGACCAAATACAATCCAATCCGTAGCATCTAACGCTATCATGGCAATAAAATCACCTGCACCCGAAGGACTGGCAATTTGATGTCCGGCAGTATCCTTTACCCCAGCGTATGTAATAGTATCGCCATCGTCAGGATTGATTATAATCGCATTTGCTCCTGTTGAATAAAGAACGAAGCTCATACCTGCTGCTGCTGCCGGAAGATCCCATGTTCCTGCCCCAGTTGCGAAAAATGCCGAGCCATACATTCCAACTGCCGTCATTTCTCCTTGAGTCATACCATTGGCATCAGAGTTTATGGTGACAGCACCCTGAATTGTACCTGTGGTAAGAAGATTTAAGGTGGTAAAATTAATTGCAGTCGTTCCGCTTACAGGGCTTGATACTCCCACCATGTCTGTACCATAGTCAAAATCCCACACTAAACTCTCATAGGTAGCTACATCAAGTGGTGCAACTGAGGGATTCGCTGCGGTATAATCTGCCAAAACGCCCATATAGAGGTGCGAGTCTGAGCCATCCCAAAACAGGTGTGTATATTGCGTACCTGCTGTACCGGCCCCCCATGCGGTTAAAGCAAAGTCACTAATCTCTCCATCTTCGGTTGTGGTGGAAAGACCCGATTCAAGGGTAAAGGTGTATTCATCGGCGTCAGCTGCCCCTGCTGCATCGGTGTCTCTCATTATGAGGCCTGGTGTAGCAGAACCGCCAGTGTTGAAACTGGTAGCAATAATCTCCTTGTTAAAAGTGAAGGAACTATCATCAACAGTCATGGTGGGATCTGTGCCTGCACCTGTATCAAATGTCCATGTTTGTGAACCACCACCAGACGCACCCCAAGTAACATCATCTAATTCCGTGGGAGCAAATGTGGCATCAGGTGCAGAATAAGCAAGACCCAAACCCCAAACGATAGGAGTTTGATAATCTGTGTCAGCAGTTGCAATATCATAAGTCCCTGCCCCTGTTCGTTGCATGAGACCGTTTGAGCCAAAGTCGGAATCGAGAGGTATACCCGTAAGGCTTGCACCTGAGCCGTCAGGGGCTAATACATCTGTGCCGATTATAAGCCCTAACGTAGTTCTTTGATTAACAGCGGCCGCATCGTCCCAAAGGGCCATACCTGCTGCCGTTGCTCCCCCGAGTCCAGCCCACTGATCAGCTGAGATAGTGTTGGCTCCGATAGTCGCTAATTGTAGAAACTCTGCATCAGTAACGGTGCCAGCTGAGCCATAGGTAGTGGCTGATAACTTCCCTGTAACAGCAGTATCACCGGCTATGGCTATAGTAACTGCATCACCAGCTTCTGTGATTCTTATTCCTTCAACCCCACCTGCTATTAGGGAGAGTTGGTCGGCAGCGGCAGCACCAAGACCAGTATCTGTATCACCATTACCAGGAATAAATATTGGATTTGTGGCAGTTGCTAACTCAAATTGCCAACTGGAACCACCAATCAAAGGTTCTTTAATTTGGGCAATACTAAAGAATAATCTTTGGGTTTCAGCCAAAGATATATTTAAAATATCATCCGCACTCTCATAAAACCCACTATCTCCATCCCCAAACCCAACTGTAGGAGCCGCACTGTGATCTCCTGCTGCTTCAGTTAGGTCAAGGGTAGCCCCTGCTATATTTCCTGATGCAGCACTTTTCGGCACAGGCGGATAAGCTACCACATTAAAAACTAATGCTCCGAATGCTACAGCAATAATTAGATATGCTGTCCAAAAATATTTCTTTAATTTTGTTTCCATTTATTCTCTCCATGAAATAAAGTATAGTGTTACTTGATCTCCGGCTGTTCCTATATCATTTAATGTAAGATACAGTGGACCTAATACTGGGATATACGCATCAATATCATCACTCATGTCATGCCAGGATATGGCATCTTTTGATATGGTAGTCTCTGTCCATAATGCGTCCTGTTCTGCATCTGATAGGATAATATCAATGGTATTATCAGGAATAACGGCTCCTGTCCCAGGAGACACTTTTAAGAGCATTAAGGTTTCACCCTGGCCTACTCTCAATAATCGGGCCCCAGGCAAAGCAAGTATATTTGTTGCGGAAAGAGCGCCCCCATCAGAGGTGCAAACAACTTTCCATTTCATATAATGTCCCGCTTCGCTTACTCCACTCACAACGAGTGTCCAATCGGCCCATGCTGAAGAAGCCAGCAATAGAACTAAGGCTATGGTTAAGATTATTTTTTTCATGGTGTTCTCCTTATAATTGATAAATGTTTTTTCATTTAATTTACTGATCTTGATATTTCACGCCACGAATCTGCACCTATACATACCAATGTGATAATATCTTCCGCATTTCCTGTAAAATTCGCACCGCCAGCTAATAACATATTGGCATTATTTTGGACTGTTGTGTTTGCATCTATTCTCACAGAGATAATTTGACCTACATATCCATCGTGAAACAGAGTGATAGTAGTTGGACCTGTTGTATTGGCACACACAAACAGTTTTGCACCTCGTTCTCTGGATTTCACCGAAGGTGTCGTATCACCATCAGTAAAAGAAACTATATCAAACCCACTCATGTCTGTAGTTGCTATCCCACCAAGATCATTTCCATTAAAGTAGTTTGTGCTTGGTGTAAATGTGTGTGCAGCTTCTTTTACGATAGATCTCGTTGTGTACGCAGCAGGAGTAAGAAACACATTATTTAACAGAGTAACACTGCTTGAGGTTCCAGTATTAAAGTCTATCCCATATCCACTTGTCCCATTTGCCTTACCACAATCATTAAATGTGCAACCACTTATTGTCAGATTATCGACTGTAAAAACTGACAGCCCCACACCTCCAGATGTATTATCAATACCTACTTGTCGAAATGTCTCATTTTGTAAGGTAATATCTCTATTGTCATCATCAGCCCCCGAATATCCCAATAAAGCAGCATAATCTACAGCCTGATAGATATCTCCAGAAAATACAGCATCTTTTATTCCCTTTATGCTAAAAGGTCTTGTACTATTACGTATTTCATTATTGGCAACACGAATGACATTGGGTTGAGATGAAGTTGTCGGAACACCTGCCTGGTTAAAAGCAATCGAGCAAGGGCCAGCAGTATCCATTTGATTATTTTCGATAATTATATGGTGTGATGGGGTAGTTAGTGAGGCTTGCACTAACGGTATGTAATACGCTATGGCTGCAACGTTACCGCCAATATCATAAAATTCATTACCTACGATTTTGATATGCCTTATCCTTGCAAACGCATCAGCATTAGGTTCCATATCAATAGCACCAGGCATAGTGGCCTTTGCGATACGGGTGAAATAGTTATTTTCAATCGTTATATGGGTTCCATCTATAATGCTTATTCCCTGCCTATTTTCCTTATTAACACCATCAAAATAACAATCTCGAATAATAACCCGTTCATTGTGTCGCTCTGTTGCAGCTACGTTAGAAGAACCTAAATATATGCCGTCTCCTTCAAACTCTGTTATTTTGCATCGTTCTATTACAATATTATTAACACCATTTATATTGATAGCATGATGATGTTCTGAGAAAGCGACATCTACGGACAGACCTTCAATCTGCATATCACTGATTGTAATATCATGGATATTATTTGAGACATCTGCCGAGCCACTATCACAAGTAAAAATATATGTGGCATCGGACTTTTTCTTTATAAGGGTATTCCAGCCTGAACCCTTGAGATTAACATGAGATTTCAACGTAACATCTGCAATAATATAGGTCTGTGGCTGGAAATATACTGTACCGCCATTGGCAGATACCGCAGTAATAGCGGCATCAGTTTGGGTTGACATGTTGGTAGTGCCAGGAGTTGTATTTTCTCCCCACCATTCGGGATAAACAGTTCCACCAACTGAAAAGGCCACCTTTCCCGTCCCACTAAAAATCTGCTGCCGTTTCCCAGCGTCTATATTTTCGGGGGAGTGGATGGTGAGGGTCATCAAGGCATCAATATCGAATAGAGACCCATTAGGCATTTTATATGAGACATTGGAATAAGCGGAATAATCAGCATCAGCGTCTATATTCCAACTTCCAGGACGTAAAAGAATTGTAACCGGATTTACTGTTCCGACAGCCGTATGAGTAGCATCAAGAGTTGCTTTGGTATATTCAGTTCCACCTCCGTAAGATATTAGAGCATCTACTTCATATTGTGTAGCTGTTACGGTAACGGGAGGGACTTTGTTTTCAAGATTATCAGCCGCAGCATTCCAACCGATATAATCATTAGGCGAAGGATTAGGAAAAATGAGGTCTATAAGAGAAGACGCAGGCAGTTTTGCCACATGCTTGATTGATTCTTTGAGCGACTGAACTATTTTAACGAGCCTATCCAAGCCTCTTTCATGGGTCTCAGCAGGGAATTTATCACCCTCTGTATAGTCTATTAATTGAGTGTATGGCAGGTTAAGGATAATGCTGACAACGGCATCTAAGGCAGGGATACTTCCAACCGCAAAAACAACGTCTCCACCATCTGGATTTTCAATGCTGTCTGCCGCTATGGTATAATCAACATTAACTGTTTGCAGAGTATCATCCACATAGACTAATACATCTGTGTCAGCATAGATTTCAAAGGTGAAGGTGAAGGTATCGTTTACACCATCACCTACCAAATCTACCCGTGAAACTTCGCTTGTTATGGTCATTTTGCTTTCTCCAATTTTAAGAGTTCTTTACCCATTCTCATAAAGCTCTCCGGTTGGGCCTGTAATATTTTCATCATTTCTCCGATAGATTCTTCCGGGGTCATCTCATTATTTTTAACTTGTCTTGCGATAGCATTTATCTTGCCTTCTAAGTATCTCTGCCGTGCCTGATACCGTTCAAATGGCAATAGTCCCTCATACAGTTCTTTACTTGTTCCTACGTCATAGGGCAGGAAATAATTGATGGTTTCTCTCTCAGATTCTTCAAATAAAGGTGTGTGATATGAGTCTAAGTTTTTGCTCAAAACTGGTAGATTCGCCTCTATCTTTTCTACAAATCCTTTCGGATGCCGGTAAACAGGATCGAGAATCGTATTAATATATCGCACCATAGAAGTTGCAGGGACAATCTGCTGTACTGTGAATCCGGTCTGAGAAGAAAACGTAAAATCAATATCACCGGATAAGGCACTGAATAAGGCACCTATGGATTGAGTAGAAGTCTGACTGCCAATGAATTGGGCCAAGCCATCTGCTATTGATATTAATTTATCAATCCCGCCTTGAGTAAGAGACTGTTTTCTATCCTGCGTATAGTGCTTAATTGCCATAGGAATACCAAACGCCAAAGCGAAAGGCCCCAAATACCAGACAGGTATCCATTTATCACCTACCCTTACTGAGAAAGGCTTTCTTCCACTGGCATAAAACAGTTCTTTCTCTTTGGGATCTGTGGGAGGTGCCCAAGTAGTTTGCCCTGTTGCTACCGTAATAGCCCCTAATGCTGTTATAATAGAGCCAGAGAGTAATTTGGCTTGAACTTCGGCATTCTTTAAACCCCTTGGATCTCTCATTAAACTCAATGGACTATGCTCAACCATTTGAATCCCTTTGTTTAGGGGCGTTCTTACAAAAGGCACATACCATTTTGAAAGCGTACCCAGTCCAGGCAGCTTTCTTGTTCCTTCTATCATCTTTCCCAGTGAGCTTAATATCTGAGAGGGATAGGAAAGGCGCGGGTCTTTAGGGTCTATCTTAGCCCTGTAGAGATATTCTTGTGCTACTTGATTAGCTTTTTTGTAAGCATCGGCATCAGACAAACCGCGCTTTTTCTGCACTGCCATTTCACCAGCACCTATTAAAGCCATGTTGAATTTATCTGCTGCTTCCATAAATCGGCTGACAATGGTGAGTGCCGTGGGGATCTGCCGCATTCTTGCTGCTTCAAATTCAGTTTTTGCCTCAATGCCAAGTTCGGGTTTTCCAATCTGGACACCCCTTGATAATTTCATTGTTTCTGTAAAACCACGAATGGCATTAGGCAAGGCATTAATAGCTGCTTTCATATAAACTGGGGTATCTAATACGTATGCCTCCCGCTCCTTGCCTGTCAAAATTGATTTGAAATAATCGATCGCCCCTTTTGTGGTTATATCGACAGGTGCCGTTATGAAGGTATTAAATGTATTTTCTCCGATATTCCGTTCCTGCGTCTTAGGAGATGAGAGCATATTCTGGTAACGATATGCGTCAATCAATTCAGAGACACCGGGCGGCACTTTCTGGGCAACCATGTCTATCAATTCCAGCATGGCATCGTTCTTGTCTATTCCTTCCGGCATCTGATTGATTTCCCGGTACTTCTCCATGATGATTTTCTGCTCTTCTTTGGAGAGCGAAAAGGATTCAGGCTTTCTCTTGAATATCGTATCTGCCCAGCCGTACTTAGATTCGACACCTTTTAACTGTTTATTAGCCCATCTGATAAAACCTTCAGGGGTAAGGGTGTTTGCCCAGATACTCGCTGTCTGAATCATACGACCTGATTCTCTGGCCTGTCTGTCAAAGGTTTCTATAAGCTCTATGGCTGTATCCCAATCACCCCGTTTCTGAGCATCTTTGATGAGTTCATGGAATAGTGCACCTTTCTCCGCACTTGGGGAGACATCGCTTTTGACAAAATCCATTGCCTCGGTAATTCCTTTTTCTTCTATGCGTGCTCTGGCGTTGCCAAATGATTCAATATTTGGTTGGATAAAGTAATCCTGTGGTTCTACCTTGCCGACTTTATCAGCTAAGGTAGGGTCAATGTCTGCGGATTCTTCTATGGTCTTGAGGAATTTACGCTGGCGTTTTGGAGTTTCTTTTTCTGGTTTCTTAACTTCTATTGCCCCTTCTTGTTCAGCTAACTTCCTTTGAAATTCCTTAATCGCTGGCCTCGCAGCTTCTCGAACTTCATTCAAGCCCATCTGTCCACCAGGAGAACTCATAGAATATCCCGCTCCTATAGCAGCACCTTTCACAAATGCCTTTGCTTTCTGTCCCTCAGGAGCTCCTTCCATTTCCTGAATGCCAAAGACGGTTCCCATAGTTGGTGCTCTAAGATATTGCTTTAATGGGCTTATCATTCTGAAGATAGCGGCTAATGTTCCTGTTTTAGCAGCTTCAACCATCCCTCCAATAAAAGGGCTTTCATCTTTTTTATACGCCTCTGCTGCTCCATCCATGTAAGGGAAGGTCAGGCCACTTGCCACATCGAGCACAAACTGGGATACTCCTGGCACAAAACCGCCTGCTGCTTCTCCGATCAGTTCATCAAGGAAACTACTGCCTACCTTGTCCGCTCTGTCCTTCCAATAATCAGCATTTTCTTCGTAGATCTTTGCAGCATTCTCAAATAATCCGCCCTTTTCCGTCCCTGTAGAAAGAGCGACATAATCACTCATAGAATCAAGATGTGCTGAGAAACCAGCAAGTCCTCTATTAAGAGCATTCGCAGCATTGTAGCCAGTCGCCAGAAATGGCCGTGTAAAGGAATGTAATACCTTTGCAGCACTGTCCCTATTCTCTGCAATCTTCTCTTTAGGTTGCGAGGCATTCCAGGAGTTCATATATTCATCTATGTCAAAAGGTATAGGTTCCATCTTTTGTTTAATAGAATAATACCGTCCATTTTTTTTAATCCACTTATATCCCATCTTCTCATCCACTGCTTTACTTAACCCGATGGTCTTATGTTTCATGCCTTTTAATATTAAACCCTCTTCTGGCCCACTTGGAATTCTTGTAGCCCAATGTCCTGTTTCGTCTGCTTTGAATCCAGCTTTTAGGGCAGATTCCATATCATATCCAGAACCTTCAGGGTCAAATATTTCATTAAGTGATTCCATTATTTCTTCTTCCCTCTGGCCTTTTTAATATCCTCTGCCACTTTTTTTGCCTCGGCTTCCATCTCCTCTATCTTCTGCCACATTGGAACTTGATATTGTGTTGCCAATGTCATGGCCTTATTTCTTATGTCTCTTGCTGGTGGATACTTACCACCTTTGACCTGATCAGATAACCAGTCATCTAAGGCCATATGCGCTTTCTTGACTGCCATTGTCTCAGAAGGAGTTTCAAGTAAGTTTGTCAAAAGTCCTCGCTTCGGTATGATTACGTCCTGAATATCCTTATAGGCTGTATTCCTTGCGTCTCTTAGCTCTTGATTGAGCTTTGTTTCCAGCTTATTAATATACTGTTCCTTGTCTTCTTTATTCAGGTTAGGAGTCTGGATTACATACTTTCTGATTGTGTCCGGATCATCTCCTTTTGTCAGCATTTCATTAACTTTAACTATCTCAGCGGCTTGGACGACAGGGTCGAGCTTTTCTTCTTTTATCTTAGATGCGGTTTCAATCGCATTATTCCAGGTGCGCTTTTCAGTTCCAGTCAGACGCTTTGATTTTAACACCATATCAAAGGCATCCTTGTAATCTCCTGTTAGAAACTTGTTGCCAATTTCTCGTTCTTCTTTTTCTTTTTCTGCGGCCTTCGCTTCCTTGAGTTTTGTTTCTTGCTCGTTTTCCAACACCTTCGTTGCTGCTTTGGCTTTCTCAATCTTATCCTGTCTCTGCATTGGTTCAAGGTTAGGTAAATAACTTTTATCCCGTAAATCAATAGAGGCCTGCTTTGCATCTTTCTCTATGGCTTGATCTGCTGCTACATCAGCCATTTCTTTTTGTATCTTATCATATGATGTCTTAAAATTTGCTTTAAGATTTTCTAACTCAATGGGATTATAAAGATTCTTACGTTTATCGAGATATTCAAGTCCATTTTCTAATCTACCCATGGTAGCATAGGAGTCAAGGATACGCATATCTGCTGCCTTTTCAGTATCTACCCATAACTGATTAGCATAGTCCTTTTGTGTTCTGGCTTCTCTTGTGGCTATCCGGCTTAGTGCCTGCTCAATAGCTGCCTTAGTTTTTGGGCCTTTCGCTTTGATAAGCATATCAGTGGAAGCAAACTGAAATTCACTAAGCCAATCCTGGAAATAGGTTTCATGGTTTGGCTCTAATCTGAGTTTGGCAACAATATCCCTATTGGCAGCTTCCATAGTAAGCTCGGCCTGTGCAACATCTCGCGCCCTTTTAATGCTCTGCTGTGTCTGTGCAAGATCAAGTCCTATATCATGGACTACACCGCTTAGCTGTCCAAGTGCTTCCCATGTACGCCCTGCGCCTTGGGTAGTTGCGGTAACAGGAATCCGTGGAAGTTCTTCAGTAGCTTTTATGATGGGTATTTTCATATTTTACTTTACATTCTTAATTAAAATTATTATACTTTACTCCAAACAATTAATTGTGATATCATCAAAAAATGGTTGAGAAAATAACAACAAAATCCAAGTATATAAATTATCCAACACCTTATGCCCCATTGTTTTCTTATGGAATAATAGCATATTGTGGAAACCAGGTATTAACTGGTTGGTGTAAAAATAAAAAAGATTTAGAAATCTTACGAAAAAGAGTTGTAAGAAAACTAAGAAAATTGCTTTCATCTCCATAATTTACCACCAGTCAAATTCCTTCCCTATATTGTATGTGCCTTTCGTGCCTTGTCCTGCTGCTGATACATAACCTGATGTTGTTGCTGCGCTCGCTCTCTTGCCTGCACTCTGAGCGAGTTCCTTATGAGTCAGGTATTCATATTCTCCACCTTCCCTGATTCGCCGTAATTGTTCTTCACTTTCTCTTAGAGATTCCATTTTTACAAGCAGGGGACTTCCCTCCATTGTCACCCCTGAAGCTGCATATCTGGCCTCTTGCGTAGCAAGTATGGCTTTGTGCCTTTTCGCTTCATCTTCAGCTTTCTGTCCTGCTATCTTTCTTGCCTGCTCTGCTGCTCTTTTTTCCTGTTTTCTTATGTCATGTTCAGCTTCCGTCTGTTCCTTAGATTGCTGATAAGTGCTGTAAACAGTGGCAGCAGTAGACGCTATTAATAAATATATCGGAATCTCCGCTCCGCTCATATCACTTCTCCTTTATTAGTGCATATCTATAGTAATCTTCGCCGCCGAGAAATTTTTTCATTAATCCCTCATTTTCAAAGCCCATTCTCTCCGCCCATCGTTGGCTTGTAATATGATTTTTATGTATAGTAGTCTGGACTCTTTCAATGCCATTGCTGTTAATTATCTCATACAACTTTCTCCAGGTTGTTTTAGCGAACATAATGGGATAGGTTTTAACCAGTTCAGAGGTCACTACCCAAGCCTCCCCTACACCCTTCCATAATGGAATTACTCCACCGGACGCTACCAGACCTTCAGGGGCCTCCATGGTATATGCAATCCCATTAGCAAATCTCTTAGCTATCAATTCAGGCTTCGGAAAGTTCATAAACGTCAGAGAATCAAAATACCTTCTCTGTATATTTAGATAATCATCTTCCCTGTATGCCCGTATCTCGATCATCAGTCGTCACCTACAACAAGGGTTCCTAACAAGGCCACGATATGCGCTGGTAAAGGTAACGGTTGCTCAATGGTTATCCGACCCTCGGTACCCCATCCAAGGTTTGTTTTACTCAAGTCCCCGCTGTAAGTGCCAGGGGCAGCGTCCATTAGGTCGGCAGGTTCCCTGGCAGGATAAACTTCTCCATTTATAGTAATTCCCGTTGTATTCAACACTCTGACCGTTATCTTGTTCCATCGTTTCTTGAGTCCTTGGGAAGATCCACCGCTAGCCATCTGAACTTCCGGCCTGTTTGTTACCATTCTTGGGGTAAATCCAAGGCCGACATATATCTTACTGGCGGGGCGATCTATCGTAAGTTCCCCGGATTCAGGCACTACTTGAGCAGGATAAACGGCCCCGTCTCCTACAATTTTAACTGTTTTACCTATTAAATGCTGTAAACCACCCAAGATTGTGACTGGGCCTCCATCCCAGGTAAGGCCGGAATCAACGGAAATGTCATAGTCATAATATTCAACATATCTCTTTTCGACTCCATTTATTGTTCTGTTCACGATTGCCCATACCTGATCCGTATTTTCATATGGTATAGATCCAACATCTTCAAAAAGGCCATCCGTGTCACAGGTACTCCAAGCGACTATGCCGCCTTTAGTGGGGTCTATGGATCGGTCATAAGCGCATGGCAAGAACACTCCATCAGCCCGCAACGCCCAAAGTATTGAATCCGGCTCCTGTTGATACACTAAGGCATAAATATCAAGGTCAAATAAATGTTCGGAAGCCATTGTTAAATCAGGTGCTCCGTAAGAATCTTCAACGTATGAATAGGAAAATTCCCGTATTTTTCTTTCGGCTTTTTGCAGGAAAAGAATTGATTTGCCTATCTTGATAGGGGCTAACAAGTTAGAGCTTCCGTGTGTGGTTTCTGCCTTGATTCTCGGTGGGTCAACTGCTGTAATCGGCCCATCATTAGGGCCTATGGCAGTCGCCTCCGCATTTAAAGCACCTATAGATAATGCTCTTCCTGACATTATCCAGCGTATAATATTTAAGTCTGCTGCTGTAAACGTATAAGCATCATTATCAAGTGCACCAGGAGTAAAGTCTGTATAATTTCCGCTTCCGCTTTTTGACGCCCATATCGTCTGTGGATGCTCAAAATTGCTGGCAAATAATAATTTGCCTTCGTGAAAACAAATAGCCCTGGGCCATCCATTTACGTCAGACCATGACCCCTCTCTATGACTGGTTGTAGCTCCGGCCACGGTAACAGCCGACATAACCGTAGCGGTTGCAACCGTAGGAGACGTAACGCCTGTTATTTTAACCCAACTCCATACTGCTGCATGATTTAGTCTCCACAAAGCCCCTACATGACCAGGCTGAAATAGACTATATGAAGCTGTCAGGGTAATTTCTCCGGTGGTATCTGAAGGTGTTATTGTTGGACTTGTTATCTCATCTTCGTAGGGTCCGTCTATGAAGTCCATTTCATTAAGGACAAAACTTGTATGCCCTACACCTTTTGTGAGAACCATTGGAGGGTAAAGAGGGTGAACAAGATAAAGATTTTCATCGTCCTGATCATATCGAATATCCCAAAGATCTGATTCTATTTCGTAAGGAGTTTCAACCTGATATGGAAGAGTGGTAGGTATAGTCGTTCCTATAAATCGGGTGTTTCCATAGGCTATAGTTGGCTCCGGAATGTATGATGTTCTTTGACGTGGTAAAAAAGCCTGATAGAACCCATGAAAATAGGTTTTCGGTTGTAGAGGAGTACTAAATGTCAGCCTGTCTCTTGATCCCATAGGAAACATATTACTTACGACAAAACCATTATTCATAAAAAACCAAATATATTCTTCACCGAACAGGAGCATGTAATTCTGAAGTTCTGAGAAGCAGAAAGGAATTAATCTGGCTATACCTGAATTTTTTGTTTCTTCAACAAAGTGAAACCCTCCTCTGGTCTTGACTCCGCCCTGTGGAACACATATAAAGTTGCTTAGTTTCTGAAGGCCATTGAAATATTGAGCGAGATCCACCCTGGCATCAAGTTTTGGGCTTATTTCACCAGAAGAGAAGTTTGAAAAAATGGGATGTGTCTTTATTGCCATTTATCTGACCTCTATCAGTGCATTTGATTCCCAGGGAGCTTCAGGGGCTTCCATCCCGTCCATAGTCCTTGCTTCTCTCAATTTTGCTCCATATAAATCCCACATGGCTTTAATTAGGGTAGGATTCCCGGTGATGGGATAGGCTAGTTCGGCAGAAAGCCGACATTCAATAGCTTCTTGTAACAGTGAGTCGAATAACCCAGGATCAGTAATCCTCGCTATATATTCAATGATAATGCTCGATTCATCACAATGGATATATCTGCCTTTGATGTCATAATCCAGATCATCTTTTATTTTCAGCACTCTCAGACAATACGGCAAATTAGGAATCTGAAACTTGAAACTATAACCAAATAAAGGAGCGGCTACATCAGCGGCTAAGGCTTTCTGAGTAATAGCACATTTCCACGGATAAGCCCTCAACACGGCATCTCTCACATTGTAATAGTACCTCCTACACAGTTTGGCTCTTTGGGTTTCATCATCCGCAATGGAGGTTATTGGTTCATCCCCTAATTTAGTCAAAGCGTTTGACGCTATTTCTGTTTCAGAAGCCATTATAGACCCCCTTAAATTTCACAGACTACATTGATATCTGCGACATCGGTTGTCGTTATATTCCAGACCACAATAGACTTGCTTGCTTCGATGTAAAATCCCTTTGGGAATGGAAATACTATCCCTGCTCCAACGGCTGCTGCTAATGTTGCCCGTCTTAAAAATGCTGCCGGAACGGTCGGGGGAGTGGCCCAGGCCAAAGCTGTCGTAAACGGGCCAGCAGGATCTACAATGTCTTCAGGCAAAGCGGTCACTGGAGTCGTCGGCGTGATTCCGATTGCAGCCGGTCTGCCTATCCCGAATGTGCAAGCTGTGGCTCCAGCCAGAATGATGCTGATTTCCACAATCTTGACCCTGATAGTAGCCCCTGCAATGATCTCAATGCAGGGATTGGCGATTGTGACGTTAGTTGTCCTATTTGCAATAGAATAAACTGCCATGTTAAACCTCCTTTAAATTCTTTATCATAACCTCTATTTTTTTCCAGCCTCATTCAGTCGCTTAATAAAGGCTTCCCTTTTCTTTTGCTTGGGTGTTTTCTTTTCCTCTTTTTCTTCAGTTTTCTTTTCCTCTGCCATTGTCTTTCTCCTTTGATTAAGGGGGAACCCGAAAGCTCCCCCAGGTTAAAGATTATTCCAACATGAGCATGATGTGAGAATCAGCAGCATCAGAGCTTTCCTGAAGCAGATACCCTGCTCTCTGGAGGGCTACACCGGCAGCAGCCTTGATAGTGCCGTCAGTATGCCACTCAGCTTCTCTCGTTGCAGCTGTGTTCCACTCTGCATTAGGAGTTACCCATGCAGGCCCTCGTGTTTGTCCCCAAAAGTAATAACCGCTTGTTACTTGGATCTCAGGGACGATAATAACACTAGCCTGTGTCCCAACACTTCCCGAAGCACCTACATTCATATAGGGGCTTGGCATACCATCGACGGGAACATCCGTCCATGCCTCTTGCGGAGGTGGGTCGAGATAGATCCTTACGTAAGTATTTGAGGTATGGCTCGGGTCGTTACCAAGGATGTGATACTGAAAAATCTCATCATCCCTTGGAGCGGCTGGATATGCAGTAAGAATACCACCTTGAAAAACGTCAACGGTTCGCTCAATGTCATAATCTGTATCCAAGAAAACATCCACATAGTTTTCTCCGAGTATGCCCGTTGCCAAACAAGCATCACAACCAAAGGAATACCCTCCGGCATCCCATGGGTTCTGTGCAAGGTTAGGGCACCCTCTCCTTGCGATAGTAATAGCCGCTGCTGCCCTTGAATATCTCCAGCGTTTCCCAAAGGCTTCATAAATCGTGCCTATGGGGTACTTTTGCGTCGCACTCTGCTCGTGCACCGACTGATGCGGACGTCCTACGAGAACGCCATCTACTGTAAAATCTCTCATTTCCTTATCTCCTTTTTGCCCTTACTCACCCGAAGGGCTTAGGTGTCGGGGTTCCCATCTATTTCAATGGGATGACCCGACAGTTATTGTCAAAACCTCACATTACTGTGAAGCAACCTCTACGACCTTCT